GCAGCACCATTACCACCACTTATTACTATATTGTTATCACCTATTACATATCCAGTTCCTGGGTTGTTTATTGTAACTGTTTGAACTCCTCCTCCTACTACTACTGTATCAACAGTCATACCTGTTCCAGATCCACCTGTAGTTGCTACACCTAAAGCTGAGCTGTATCCTGTACCCATAGGTGGAGCATTTACTGTACCACTAGGAATAGTTCCAACTGCTAAATAATCATAAGTTGTATTACTACCCCCACCACTATATGATCCTGTACTAAAGAATTGACCTGTAGTAGAGTCATACATTACTGTTTTAAAAGGTCCTGAATTATCTGCTACAGTAGCGAATAAATTTCCACTAGCACTTACATTACCGGTAACAAAAATACCTGAACCTGTAGTTCTTAGTTTTTCAGAACCACTAAAATATACTTGAGCTACACCAGCAAGTGTATCTGCTACAATTCCACCTTTAGTTCCTCTAAAATAATTGTTACCAATATTATCTTCTAATACTATAGAATTTGCTGCTTTTAGAAATAAAAATCCTTGTCCCTGGTCCTCTATATAACTATTACTCCCGTCATGGTACATTATCATATCACCACCACCACTACCAGCTTTATCACCTAATCTTATATAAGAATTATCTGGTAAAGTAATATCTCCACTAGCACTTATATTTCCATCAACTGTGAAATTTCCTTTAACATCAGATGAACCTGTTACTTGTAAATTATTTGTAGTAGCATAAAATGAACCAGTTTGAACAAATATACCAGATCCACCTCCTCCACCACCTGTGGAGTTTATTGTTACTACACCTTTTCCGTCTGCCGGAGAAATTGTAACATTTGATCCTGCTACTATTTGGTTAACACCAGATTGTGCACCTCCTATATCTATACTATGGGTAACACTACTGCTTGGGAAAAAGAAAGATAAAATGTCCCCAGATAAAGAACTTGAAAAATAGAGGGATTGAAAATTTCCATCTACTTCTGCGAACGTTAACTCCGAGCCTTTATTCTGTCTTAATATTATACCCATTTAGTTTTATTTATAAATATTATGAAATACCATAATATTAGAGGTTAGTTAAAATCAATTTATTGAGGTGTAGGATCTTCAGTAAATGATGTTGGGTTATTATCTGAGTTAATACTTGGTGGTGTATTATCTACTCTATTATTATTTTTATTAAAAGTTTCTAAATTTTGTACTGTTTCCATATTAAATATAAGTTTAGTTGGAGTATTAAATTTTTTATTAAGTTTGCTTAATTGTTTTTGGACTGTGTCCGGAACTAAATACCCATACAATTTTAAAGTAAATGTTGCTTGAACAGATCTTTCTCCTTTTTGTTCAACTTGAACTGGTGTTGCATAACTATCTATTCTAGCTCTAAATTGAAATCTTTCTGGATTACCCCAATATGAATCCGAAGCGTAATTTATGGCCTCAATAATTTTATTTAATTGTTCTACATAATATGTAGCTATAATAAAATCATAAGTCATATTAACATAATCCGGAACTACAACAGCATAGTTAACCTTAACTGGTCGTTGGTTGTTTATTACTGCAAAGTTATCATATGCATTTTTAGTACTATATGATTTTTGAAAAATACTTACATTATGTGGATTATTAGCATCTAATTTATTTGCTACAGTTCTTACTTTTTCAATGTTGTTACGTTTAAAAGTAATTAAAGGTAACATTATTTTACCTTTTTTATCTCTATAATATCCATCTTTTTGAACTTGCTTCCATCTTTCAGGTGAACCATATATAAAAGGTACTTGTTGAACTGCTCCATTTTGTATTACTGTAGGTTGAATTACTTCTTCCATATAATACATTATAGCTTCATCTATGTCTTTAATTCCTAATGAAAATGGTTTTGTTGTATCATCTCTAAATGATACTTGATTACCTCTATTAATAACTCCGGCATTATTTGGATTACCAGTTTCTACAAAACCGGGTGCTCCATCTGGTGGGATGTAAGGTTCAAGTTGAGAATTTAAAATTTCTCTCTGTGTTTTAGGTATTGGTGTCTTTCCTCTATTAGCCATTTAATGATGGATTATTATTATTTCCAGTATAAAGTCTTTCTTGTGTTATTCCTACTTTATCTGCTGGCACATAATGAGTTTCTACTATTACTGATACTGATGTCCCAAATTGATCTAATCCTGGGTTTTGCAGTTGTGGATCGTTTGGATAATCGGGATTTTTTCCTAGGAAGTATTGATTTGCATTTACATTATCTACTTCATAATATCCTTCTTGATATAAGATAATATCTCCAACTTGAGGAACTAAATCAGCTCCATATTGATAGTTTGTAGGATCATAATTTAAATTAAAATCTTCCATTTTTCCTAACAAATCATCTCTAAGAAATTTAAATGTAGCACCCCAAGTAAAATCTGTACCCAGATCAGTTTCAGGGAATTCTTCATTTGATCTTTCAATAAGACAATTTAATAAAACAGGACCCATATAATATTTTTCTTCAGCAGCTTCACCATACAAATTTACTTTAGTTTCTTCTAATTTAAATTTATAAAATGAACATTGTTGAGTAATAACATCTGCCATTAACTCCCTATTTAGATGTCTAAATAAGCTTATGTCTCTTGCTCCTCCAAATAATGCCATATTATCCTATATAAATTGGAAATGGAACTTTTGATAATTCTTTTTCTAAAAAATCACCTTCTATAGCTCTTCTTTCTAATAATTTTTCTCTTGATGTTTCTCCTAAATAAGCTCTTAATCTATCAATTAATCTTTCTTTTTCTCCAGTAGCGGCTGTGATTAAATCATTTGCATTTAATGTAACATTATCTCCTGGTATAGGGACTACTTGATATTTACCTCTTACATAACCTAACATTTCTTTACATAAAGCTAATGCATATTCAAATATCCAACTTCTTCCTACAGAATTAATATCGTCATAATTAGGATTAGTATAAGGTACATCATAAATATTTGTTATTGTACTACTTCCACCCACTACAAATGAAGCACTTGAACGCTCTGAGTTTAAAATATATTCAAACCACATTGTTTGGGGATGCCCATCAGGTATTGGAAATAATCTTAAATGGTTATTATGCATTTCAAATGAATAATTAGCTCTTCTAATCATATCATTAAATTCAATTTGTTGAATTACTTGTAAATCATAATTCATAGGCATTAATACAAAATCAACACCAGCTGGGGAGTAATTACCAAAACCAAATGAATCCATTAAGTCCATAGTACCCATTCCTGATCCTACATAGGGGTCAAAAAATCTTAATAATGCAGGAGGTGCTTCGTAAAACACTCTCATGATTTCTATATCATGCCCTTTATAATGGGGGATATTTTCATCGGCCCAAGCTTCTAAATCATAATCTTGAACGCTTCTTGTTAAATGTATTTCACCCTTATGCCATGTAACATTTCCACCTGTTCCAGCTTCAACTCCATATTGTTCAGACATCTGAATAATTCTTCCTAAGTTAGGCACTACAACTGAATTTTCAATATCCATTGTAGCAGCATCTGCTCCCTCTAATGTTAAGTAATTATCTCTAATTTTAAACCCATATAATTCATTAGCATATATAGTTACTGCTTCTTCCAAAGCAGCATAAAAGTTTAAATTTTGTAATTCTATATCTACTATAGGATATCCTAATCTTCTGGCTGCAAAGACTGAAAACTTATCTGCATCAATTTCAAATTCTACATCATTATCGTAAAATCCAAAAGGTGTATCACCAGGTGCAAACGAACTAGAGCCGGGCCATATTGGTATATTTGCCATATTTTATTTTTTAACTGTTTGAGTTGTCAGAGTTAACTACTACATACTCGACATCCGTTGTTACTGCTGCACCTGCATTACTCATTACAGATACAAATTCTATATCTTGTCCCCAAAATCCATTAAACATACTACCCGTTACTTCAGGGCTTGAAAACATTAATGATGATGTTGGTAATAAATTCATTGACCAATAACTTCTAGGACCGTTTTCTGTAAAATCTGATGCTATTAAGGTAAATATTGGATAATTAGCGCCTCCTAAATAAAGAGGTTCTACTGTTATTTCTTCCCCAATTTCATATCCACTCCCACCTTGATTTATTTTTGCACTTGTAATAGTTGATATTACATTTGCGGTAGTTAAGGCTGTTAAAGTTACTTGAGATGAGTTTTGAACATCTCCAGCTGTTAAAGAAAAAGTTAAATCCCCACCTGTTATAGTTCCAAACCCTTGATTTGTTAATTCTTGTTGTGAAATTGTAACTACTTGACCAGCTTGATAAGCTGTACCTAAATTAACTGTAGTTACAGATGTTATATTTCCACCTACTGCTACAATTGTTGCTGTTCCCCCAAACCCGGTTGCAGTATGAATAGAAAATGTTCTTGTAACATTAATTGATACTGTTGGTGTATTTCCATTAAGTGTAAATGCCTCACCCGTTACTAATTGACCAATTCCTAAGTTACCTGCTGGTATTGTTAAAACATCCCCGGCAAGATATCCATAAGCATCTGAAGACGATACTGTTATATTATTTGCAAAGGGAGCTGTTAAATCAGAATTTCCAATAGTTACAGATGCTGTTGCATTTATTCCTGATCCTCCTTCTAATGGGGTTACAAATGAAAATGCATTACCTATACCACAGTTAGTAGCATCTATATTTGTGGTAAGTGAATCAGCATTTTCTAAAGAAGCTGAAATTGTTATGTCTAGTGTCATCCCTGAACCCGTGATAGTTGGTTCAGCGCCTGAAGCTGTTGTTGGTACGTTTGTATATAATCCTATTATTCCACCATTACCAGTTCCAGCATTTAATGAAGCTGATATGTCTGTTCCAGTTACTCCTTGACCATCTGGTGCTTTTGAAGATGTAAATGAAACTGCTAAGGAATATGATGTATCTAAATTAGAAATTCTAGCATATTTCATACTACTTGAAGGAAAAGTACCAGCTGCTGGTTTAATACCATTAACATCAAATAAATGAATATTAGTGCTACCTGGTATAGTTACTATCCTTCTATCAACATTGGTTATATTACCTAAAGTAAAATATGTTTCATTAAGTGTTTTTATACCCTTAACTACATGCTCTTCCTTAAGCTTTATTTGGAATTTAGTAGGTGCATTGATTGATGACATATTGTTTTTGTTATAAATATATAAAGAATGCTCCCAATTTAGAAAACCTTCCTTAAGGTATTAATTATTTTTTGGCTTTTCCGCTACTTCCTGAAGTACCTTTAAATATACCTTTTTTTTCAGCTTCTTCATAAATTTCAATTAAATCATCAACAATAGGATCTCTATGATTTTGCATTAAAGTTATACTAGTCATTTTTTTAATTTTCCTAGCAGCTGCATATAAAAATCTAAAGCCGGAATCAGCTTTACCCCTTAAATCTATTTGGTGGTCATCACCACAAACTATCATTTTTGATCTTAAACCAATTCTAGTTGATATCATTTCCATTTGTTCGTGAGTAACATTTTGTGCTTCATCTACAATAATACACGAATCTAAAAATGTTCTACCCCTCATAAATGCTAGGGGTACAATTTCTATTTTACCATCTTCAATTAGTTTTTCAACTTTAACTTTATCAAATAAAGAATACATATTTTGGTAAATAGGTTGTATCCAAGGATCCATTTTTTCTCTTAAGTCACCTGGTAAAAACCCAATTTCTTCTTTCGATACTGTGGGGCGTGTGATTACAATTTTTGAGTAGTGTCTTCTTAATAATCCATCTAATGCTATATTACAAGCTAATAGTGTTTTTCCTGATCCTGCCCTACCTGCTAATATTGATAATGTATGATCAAGTATTTTAGCTTTTGCTTCTTTTTGTTCTTCGTTTAATTGTAATTTAAATTTTATTGGATTTTTAACTACTCTCTTTTTTCTAAATACTTCGTCTTTATGATGGTTTGATGCCATTATTCATTTTTTTAATTTTGATTAATTTGTCAAGACCTGCATTTATATGCATCGTATCGTCTAGAATGGTCTCAAATTTGTATCTAGAATCCAAAGGTAGAACTAAATCTACTTGTGACCCCCATCTAATTAAGCTGAATCTTTCGTTTTGTGTACAAAGATCCCCCTGTTGTTTAAAAGGAGCTATTACATTTACATCTTCATCTGCTATTTGAATTATATGGTATGTGTAATCTAAAGAAGGAACATACACTTTGTTAGACATTCTTTCATTGTACTTTAAGTACGCCATGTTATCAGGGTTGATTACTTTATTTAAAATATCCTTCTCTACTGCTAACATTGGTTTATTTGTTGACTCTATAGGTTCCAAACGTTTGTATTTAAGTACACCACCATAAGGAATTCTATTTATATGAACATCATAAAATGACATAAATATTCCAATAACTAAAGAAGGTTGATTGTAACTACTATCACCCATTACATCTTGAATAGTATAATCAATGCCTTTTATTTCTAAAACTTGCTCACCAGGTTGAACTATTTTTTGATATAAAATAGTACCGTCTGCTGGGCTATAAAAATGTTTATAATCTATATGAGTTGATCTTAATGGATCTCTAAAAAAGAATGTATTGCTTAATTCCCCTACTGATAGTTTAGATAATTCATTTACTTCTCCTTTTAACCAATCTTCTAAAGTTTCAGCCATTAAAGAAGTGATTTAAAATGATCCACTCTATTTAAATGCATTACCATACAACTTAACATAGCTCCGGATTTCATGTATTCAGATAAATTAAATATTACAGGTTCCATTCCTTCATCAGAACATATTTTTTCTAGTGAAGCAATCTTATGTTTTTCACCATTATAAAATTCATCTCCCCTTTTCATTTCTGATATGTTAGAAGCACATAAAACCATATTGCCTAATCTAACAGAATTAGCCATCCCATACATTGAGTCTTCGGCATCTATGTCTATTATGTTAGTATAGTTGCTTATTTGCGCTAACTCGGTTTTATCATATAGCTCCGTACAAACCATAGTTGAGCGCGTATTTAACGGAAATATACTACAATCTAAATGGTACATATACTCATCAACCATTTTTACTTTAATAACTTTCATATCAAAGTTTTCTTCCATCCAGTGATATGTTTTTATATCCGAGCGGATATCATACCCACCTATATAAACATTATCTTTTAAATATTTTATGTCTGCTTCACCTTCCCATTTATAAGGTGAAATGTGAGTATTATAACCCATTTGATTAAAGAATCTTTCACCTACATATTCTTCACCTTGTCTTGGGGGAGAAGTATAATTAGATAATAAAATAAGATTTTTATCTTTAATATGGGGTAGTTGTAATCCTAAATTTGCTACATAAATTAAATCTTGAAAATTACCTTCTGCGGGTAGTAGGTGTACTAAAGATTGACCAGCCATAAAATTATATAAGTCCATAAATTGCTTATATGCTTTTGGTCTGTTTATTGTTAATTCTTTATTTGACATTTCCTTCATCCAAACATTATTTGGGTCATCTGTTGAAAATGTGTGTGGGAAATTCATTATGTAACTTTGAATTGGTAACTGTGATGGAGTTTCTTTCATTTTAATAACTATTTTGTTTGGGTATAAATATAATAATTATCTATTAGGTAACCTAATTATTTAATATTTAAGCAAAAAAAAGCCCCGCTAATGCGGGGCTCTTTAATTGTTGTTATTTAAAAATAATCGACTATAGTGTATTTAAACCATTAACGAAAATCTTACCATAAAATTCTGGTCTTACAACTTTCTTAGCATAACGAGTAAGTAAACCTTTTCTTGGTGTGAAAGTGTTTGGATCGTATACTAGTGGAGTCATGATCAACGGAATATATGGAGCAAATACAGCACCAGCTTCTAAGAACTGACCTCCTCTAAATCCTAATAGGATTGTATTTTCAGTCATGTAAGGGTTCTTATAAACAGTATATCTAGAGTTGATAGTACCAGATTTTTGTACACCAAAAGCGTAGCTCATTTTAGCAGCATCACCATCAGAAGTACTAGCAAATCCTGGTATAGATTCGATAATAGTAGCTACTGTAGGAGAACATACTAAGAAATTAGCACCACCTCTAAGAGTTTTCTGGTGAATGATATTACTTAACTTCTGGATTTTAGTTCCTAATGTTTGGAACCATTGTCCTTGAGAGTTAAAGAATCCTAAAT